CCCGTTTGTTAAGAGTTTGGAAGAAAGGAAAAAGCAGTACCAAGCCTATACGGACACCATAAACAGCGGCGACGAAATATTAGCAGGCGCGGCAAAAGAAGCGTTCGCGGAACTTCTTAGCGAAGGTTCTTCCTATGTTGATTACCTGCGCCGGAAGATAGCCGAACTCAACAAACAGAAAGCTACAATAAAGCTGACCGTAGAAGGCGAAGAACAGTTAGCCGTGCTTAACGCCGCATTGTCAAAGGAAGAAGGCACGACGAAAAGCGTTTCAGCAGCTTTTAAGGAATCCTTTAAAAGCATAGGAAGCAGCATAGACCTTGTTTCCGGGGCATTTGACAGCGTTATAAGCGGAATAAAGAAAATGGGTGTTTCAATGGACGAAGAAACGGACGCTATTTTAGGGGACATCGGCGGAATGCTTGAAGGTGCAGGACAGTTCGCCGCAGGTTACGCAAGCATGAACCCGGTACAAATGGTTTCCGGTGCGGTAGGCTTCCTTTCTTCCGCCTTCGACCTATTCAACACCCGCGACCGGAAAGCCGAGAAGTCCATAAAGAAACACCAAGAAGCCGTTACCAAATTAGGCTATGCCTATAACGCATTGGAACACGCCGTAGATAGTGCTTTGGGCGAAACCGTTTATCAGAACCAAAATGCCATGATACAGAACCTGCGCGCCCAGCAGAACGAGATACAAGGCATGATAAACGATGAAATCAGCAAGAAGAAAACCGATTGGGGCAGAGTGGACGAATTTAGGGAGCAATACGCCGAAGCCGGAAGGCAGATAGAAGACCTAATAAAAGAGATTACCGAGAGCATTACGCAAACTTCGGCTACGGAATTGGCGGACGAATTGGCAAACGCGCTGGTAGAAGCCTTTGAAGGTGGGGAAAATGCGGCTAAGGCTTTCGGAGAAGTAGCAAACGACGTGATAAAAAACGCCGTTGTAAACGCCTTAAAATTACAGTTCTTAGAACAACCCTTACAGAAGGCTATAAAGCAGCTTCAAAAAGACATGGGGTTTGATGAAGAAGGAAACGGTTCTTTTAACGGATTGACGGAAACGGAACAGGCGCGTTTCAAACAAGCCATACAAGCAGCCGGGGCGAACTTTGCCGCTGCTATGGATATGTACAAAGACCTATTTGAACAGTTGGACGAAGACGACCCCAGCACGTTAAGCGGTGCAATAAAGGGCGCAAGCCAAGAAAGTATAGACCTTTTGGCTGGGCAAACGAACGCGGTACGGGTAAACCAAGTAACATCGCTCCAACTTTTGCGGCAACAGCTTACGCACCTTGCGAACATGGACACCACGTTAGGCGTGATAAGCGGGCGGCTGCTTACCATAATAAACAAGATTACCAACACCCCTACGGATGATTTACGTTCGCAGGGCATAACCGATTAACAACGGAATATGAGTTTTGAAGAATTGAAAAGGGCTTTAGCCGCCGAAGCGCAGGCTAAGGGCATTTGCTCGGAATGGTATAGCTTCATTCTTCGGGCGACATCAAAAGAAAGGCTTCTGACGCTTTTTGTGAAAGGGCTTGATTTTGTTTTTGACAACGATTTCCCCAGCGCGGAACTGCGTGCGGAGTTCAGAGGCTTGCATGAACATTACGGCGTGTTCATCGACGAACCTTTCAGCGTTGCAGACATGCGCCGTATTGTAGCTTTCGGGACATCGGAAGGCAAAGCCCGGTTTTCGGGGTTCTGCGCGGCGCAAGTATGGGCGCGGGATGATACAAAGCTGGTTGTAGAGGTTGAAGATAACGCCTTTGTCTGCATTGACATAACCAGCCGGACAAAAGTGGAGATAACAGCAAGCGGGACGGCAAAGGTTACTGTCTTCCAACACGGCGGGGAGTGCATTAACCGGGCTTCCGGCAACGCGAATATAAAAGTAATTGATAAACGTTAGCAGTTATGGCATTAGAACAGAATTTAATTTTATACTTACCTTTCGACGAAGCGAACGGTTCTACCGTTGCATACGACTTTGCGCAGAACCGCCACGACGCAACCGTAGTAGATTGCAGTTTTGTAGCAGGTAAGCAGGGAAACTGCATAAATTTTGACGGCGAAGGATATGCAGACGTAAACTATAACGTTGTACCCCTATCCGGCAGTTTTACCATATTGGCATGGGTAAAAGCCAATAAATACCCGGACGGCTATACGGGCAAAAGAATAGGGTTGTTCTGCAATACCGACCAAGTGGAAGGCTACCGCGCCTTTTGGATAGACGTAGAACCGGATAGCTGGGGCTTCTTCGCTATAAAGAAGTCCGGTAACAGAGTTTTGGTTTATTTAGACACGCAGTTAATAGAAACGATTGTACTGCCTTCCACGCTTACCGGGATAGCGTTAATACAAGACATTTACGGCATAGGTTACGGTTACGCCGATTTAGACAGCGTGAAGGTGTATAACGTCGTATTGAGCGACGCGGAAATAGGCGAAGAACTTAACTCCGTTGCACAGCTTGAATATTATTTGGATGGTAAGAACTTCCGCGATTTCGGAATACGCGTAGAAAGTTCTACGGGCGTTCTTGACCTTCCCAAACTGAAAACCCCGGCTTCCGTTGATTGGTCGGACTATCACGGGAAAGTTATAGACCTTACCGAAAAGCGATACCAAGAACGCGAAATAACGCTTAATTGCTGGCTAAAGGCTTCCGGCAAAATGGATTTTGTAGAACGGGTTAATACCTTGTATGACCGTTTCCGGCAGGACGGCACACAGCGTCTTATGATTTCCATACACCCAACTAAACCACTTGTTTACGAGGTTTACTGCGAAGACGGGGTAGCCCCTTCCAAACGCTGGCACGATGATAAAATGATAGGTACTTTCTCCCTGAAGCTGAAAGAACCCGACCCGGTTAAGCGTGTCGTAAGACACCAGCGGTTAAACAGCGGCTCGGCTTCGGTAAGCGTAGCTTTCAAATCGGATAAGATGGTTAATATCTATTGGGGCGATGGTACGGTAGATACCGACGTTTACGGGGATTGCACCGGAAAGAATGCCATTAGCCACACCTACACGGATAACGGAATTTATTACATAATTGTAGCCGGGGTGATTGAAGACATAACGGACTTTGAAACTAACGGTATTGTAGTATGGAACAGATTATAATAAACCATGCCGACGGAAGCAAAACACCGTTATTCAGCAGGAAGAATATAAGCGCAGTAAGCAAGGCGACGCAAAAAATCGCCTTGCTTTCCGAGGACGTGGTAAGTATTGCCATAACCACCGCTACGCCTTTGGATTTAATGATAGGCGATACCACGCTGATATACGGCAAGAAGTACAAACTTAACCAGCTTCCGCAAATAACCAAGAACGGCGAAAGGAACTATACCTACGAACTGACCTTAGAAGGGGCACAATATGACCTTATAGATGTTCAGTACCATTTGCCCGAAGATTGCTACGGCGATACGTTCTACTCGGATTTGGGCGGGCATTTGGAAGTATTGATATGGAACATAAGCCGCGTATATCCGGGGCTTTGGAAGCTGGGGAACTATCCCAAAGATACGGAGTACACAAACTTTACAGCCACCGAAAAGAATTGTTTGGCGGCATTGCAGGAACACTGTACCAACTACGGCGTAGAATTTGAGATAACCAGCGACGGGAAGACCAACACGCTCAACATAAAAGCCAAAGCGGGAATAACGCATACTTTCACGTTGAAGTACGGGCGCGGGCGTGGTCTGTACCAGCTTAGCCGTACCAACGTGAACAATGCCGGGATAACAAACCGTCTTTTCATTTACGGCGGAACGGAGAATTTAGGCAAGAACTACGGGCATACAAAGCTATGCCTTCCCGGAACTACGCGCCTTACTTCCTATTTGGAAGACGCGGAATCAATAGCCGCCTACGGGATAAAGGAAAACGAGAAGAACTATACCAACATCAAACCGGGACGTATAGGAACAGTTACAGCATTGGGTACGGATAAGATTACCTTCATCGACAATACGATGTTTGACCTTAACGCGAAAGAAGCGGACGGGAAAACAACGAAGTATCTGATAGAAGGAACGAACGCGAAGATTAAGTTTGAAAGCGGGCAACTTGCAGGCTACGAGTTTGACCTGCACAGATACGAGCATGGAACGCACAAGTTTGTAATAAACAAGTTCCAAGACGAAAACGGTACGGTATTCCCTTCCGAAACTTCCGGCGCGTTTCAGATAAGCGTGGGCGACAAATACAGCATTTTAGATATTCAGTTACCGCAGGAATACATAACGGAAGCCGAAAATGATTTGAAGGAAGCCGGGACAAAGGATTTTGAAACCATGACACAGCCGCAAGTAAGTTACAAACTTGCACTAACCGAAGGCTTCTTTATTTCGCTTTGGGGCAAAGAAGTGGAAACCGAAATCCTGCACGTAGGCGATTTCATACCGATTGAGGACGAACAGATAGGCGTAAATAAGGCGGTAAGGATTACCCGCATAGAGCGCGATCTGCTAAAACGGCATAGCTACGACATAACGTTAAGCGACACCGTAACGAAAAGCACTACCGTACGCGTTCTAAACGAAATAGAGGACTTGAACGAAGTCATTACCATAAACAAGCTGGCAGACCCCGCAAGGGCGCGCCGCCGTTGGCTGGCTACGCAGGAACTTCTAAACATGGTATTCGACCCCGAAGGCGACTATTACAGCGAGAAGATAAAGCCGCTTTCCATTGAAACGCAGATGTTAAGCGTTGGGGCTAAAAGCACACAGTTCACACTGCAAAACATTACGTTCCAGCCGAACTATGGCGGCAACCCTAATAGCCTTTACGTTTCTTCCGGTACATTGGTTCATTACGCGATAGACCCGGACGCATTGAAGTTGTGGGGGCTTTCTTCGGCAACATTTACTAACCTAACATCCGCTACGGCGTATTACATCTACGCAAAATGTCCTAAAAACGGGGATAGCGGAACTATTGTACTATCCGCTACGGCTAAGACGGTAGAAGCGGAAGCGGGCTATTACAATTTCCTTGTAGGGGTTCTTAATTCGGTTGTTACAGATACGAACGGGAAGAACCCCGGTAGGCTTGTTTCATTGACTTACGGGAGCAGTACCATAAACGGGCGTTTCATCCGCACCGGAAGGATAGAGAGCAGCGGCGGCGGTAAATGCTACTTCGACCTCGACAACGACGAAATAGGCGGCGTTATTCGCTTTGTAAGCAGCGACGGAACGACAAAGAACGTTTCAGACCTCGACCAGATAGCGAACGAAACAAAGAACTACATAAACAATACCCTGCCCGGTATTCTAAACGAAATACAAGCGCAATTAGACGGGCAAATAGAGCAGTTCTTTGAAACATACGACCCGACATTGACAAACGCGCCCGCGAAGGATTGGAACACAACCGCGCTGAAAGATGAACATTTAGGCGACCTTTTCTATAACACTTCAACGGGTAAAGTTTTCCGTTTCGTAAAAAACGGTTCTACTTACAGTTGGCAGGAACTACAAGACAGCGAAGTAGCGCAAGCGTTGGCACTTGCTAACGACGCGTTAAAACTTGCCGGGACAAAGCGGCGTATTTTCGTGGCACAACCTACAACGCCTTACGACGTAGGCGATTTATGGGTACAAGGCAGTACGGGCGACATCATGCGATGCAAGACCGCCCGCACTTCCGGTTCTTATAATTCCGCAGATTGGGTAAAGGCTTCCAAATATACGGACGACACCGGGCTAACCAACTTTATAAACAAGAACTTCACGCCAACCGTAAACGACCTTACGACACAGATAGACGGAAAAATAGAAAGCTGGTTCCAATCATCCGACCCGGCGGCTAATTGGACGACTACGGCACTAAAGAAGGCGCACGTAGGCGATATGTGGTACAGTTCAACAACAAAGTTGCTGAAACGCTATACCGTTTCCGGTTCTACATATTCATGGACTACGATAGAAGACCAAAAGGCGATAGATGCATACACGGCAGCAAGCAAGGCGCAGGACACAGCGGACGGGAAAAGGCAGGTATTTGTAGCCCAGCCCAAACCACCGTATGACATAGGCGACCTTTGGCTGACGGGTGGAAAAACAGACGGAATACTGAAACGTTGTATAACTAAACGTACTTCCGGTTCTTACGTCGCTAACGATTGGGTGGAAGCCGTTTATTACGATAACACCCAAACCACGATAGACGGTGGCATAGTAACAGCCGGAACGGTTCAGCTTGCAGGTAGCGACGCGAGTATAAAAGCCGGAATAACGGGGGAAGGCACAGCCGACACAAGCGTAAGGTTTTGGGCTGGCGCAAGCAAGGGAAACCGGGCTACCGCACCTTTCCGCGTACTGCAAGACGGTAGCTTTGTAGCTACGAAAGGAACTATAACGGGAACAATCAACGCAAACGCCGGAAGTATTGGCGGCTTTGCGATAGCAAACGGACGAATAGGCGTAGCGGCTTCATCCGGCGACACAAGCGGAAGTGGTTTAGCATTGCTTAGCAGTTTTATAAAGTTCTCGGATTCTTACCGCTGGGCTTCCATTGGAACGAACGTATTACCAGCTTCTACCGGGTTGGTCGGCGTTGGACGTTTTACCAACAAGACACCAAACAGCTACGGAACTAACTACGGGTTACTTATTGAAGCGTCCGGTGCGATGGTTAATTTGGGTATAGTGAGCAAAGGCGCGATAGTTTGCGACAGCTACGTAGCGGATTACGGCATATCAAAACTTTTGCCTTCCGTAAATACCTGCCTTACACCGGGCGACGCTACCAAGCCTACGTTATTCAAGTTAATGCCGCGCTTCATTTATAGCAACAGCGGCATAGGACTACCGCGTCGTGATTCCATTTGTACTGTGTTAGGCATTAGTAATTATACAGCCTTTGCCGTAAGGATTACTATTATTTGTGATAGAACGAGCACGCAGACCGGGTACGTTTGCGGGCGTAATACATTCGTAAAGAACAGTTCCGGCGGCAATGCTATGGATAGCAACTACTACCCGTACCGTATGAACAACAACGCGGGAAACGAAACCGGAAAGTGGAACATGGCGGCGGGCGACATACGCGAGTTTCTTTTAGTTTGGGACGGAAGCAGCGGATATTACGCCTATTTATTGAACATAAGAGAATAAGCCATGCATCACGGCGCAAGGCATTAAATAGAAGTGTTGTAACGCCGAATTTCACGGCTTCGGCTAAACAAACACTTCACGAGTATTTCACGACGTATTAAACTAATACGATAAGAAAGTATTTTTGTAACGACTTAAAATTAAGCGTATGGAAAATAGAAACGGCGATTTAGTGAGCGCGCAAATTTCGGTAGCCGGGAACGTGGATTTTTCCGGTGGCAACTTCCGAATGGATACGCCTTTTTGCTTAAAAAACGATGGCGAAGCGGCGGTAGTATTGGAAGTAAACCTTTGGGGAATGCCCGAAGGCGAATTTATAAGCACGCGCTTTGAAACGGGATGGAACCCCGAAATTATCAGAGAGATAAAAGAAACGAGTTCAGCAACCGCCCTGATTTGGGGCTATTAAAAATTATAACTATGGGTTTAATTATTGCAGCGGGCAACACAAAGCCCGCGTTTCCTTATGATTACTATTACGGCGTAAAGATTAATATAAACGTGGCAGATACCGCGTTAGAACGCGTAGGAAGACTGGAACTACATGTTTCGCTCCCGGTTCAATCCCTTATGCGCCGTTGTTTGCTTAACGATGCCGGGCAGGTTGTTACCTACCTTCATCCAACCGACAGTACGAAGACGGACACCGGGGCAGCGGCAGACCTTACCGGAGCTTCCGGCATGGTAATGGTAGAAATACCGAAGCACTACCGTAAGTTTGAGTTTGACGGTACTACGTTTACCTGCCTTATTTCGCAATACCAGCTACCGGGCTTTATCGAAGTACCGAAAATGTACCGGAGCGCATACGAAGCCACGATAGACCGAACTTTATCGGCTACTCCCAAACTTGCCAGCGTGGTAAATACTACGGCTGCTTTCCGGGGCGGCAACAATAATACGGCATGGGACGGAACTTATAGAACCCTATTAGGTCGCCCGGCTACCGCCACATCGCTAACCAACTTCCGAAAATACGCACGAAACAGAGGTGCAGTAGGATTGAACGGCGCGGGCTGGAACTGCGATTTATACGCGGCACAAAACGCGACCTATTGGCTTTATGTGGTTGAATACGCTAACCTTAACTGCCAGCTTGATTTTAACGCGCAGCCTACAAGTGAAGGCTACAAGCAGGGCGGATTAAGTGCGGGCGTTACGACGCTTAACAGTACGAAGTGGAACACATTCAACAGCTACTACCCGTTTGTCCCCTGCGGTACTACAAATTCATTAGGCAACGCTTCGGGCGTAGTTGAATTTACCATGCCGGAC